CTATTCTCATCAAGTAGTCCAAGATCCTCTCTCCAATTAGAGAAATCTTCTTTCTTTGAACTGTTACCCCAGTTCTTTGCGCCTTTCTTACGACACTTAACTAACGCTCCAGAAGCATATGCAGAAGGCCAAACACTGTAACGTGACTTTACCTTATGATAACAAGCGTCTTTAGTACCACTACCTTTTCCTTTCTTATCTGCTTCAAAAAGTGCGTCTATGATTGATTGTTGTGATGAGAAAAGATCATTCTCAGTAATAAATGTCTCAACTAAATCTTCCTTTGACCATCTAGAAACATCATATCCCTCTTCCACTAATCCATTTTTCCAATTTTCAAATCTCTCGATATAATCTTCTCTTTCAATGAGTTTAAATGCTTCCCACTCAGCTCTGAACGTACCTTCATTCTTTTGTCTCATCTGATCTTCCTTCTTTTTCTTTCTACGATCCATAAGAGCTTTTGCTCCAAGGACAGCAGCACCAGCACCCAACGCAATTTTAGCACCAGTCTTAACTTGGCCAGGTAATTTATCAGCCATCTTATTAAGTTTATCTACTTTCTGTATTGCACTTGAGATAACTTTTTTACCTTTTTTTACTACCTTACTAGTAGTTTTAATTGGTTTGTTTATATTCGATGCAGTGGTATTCATCTTTTTCAAAAGACCACCTTCTAATTTGCCAGGTTTTAGTTTTCCAGATCTTACATTTGGATTATTAGATGATTCTGGAGGAGGAACAAACTTATTCCAAGCATTTTGAATGGGATTACCAGTGTCTTTAAGTGCTTTTTTAGGTGTAAATGCTTTATCTCTGTTCTGTTTTAACTTCTCTGGTGAAGATCCTCTTCTTTCAGCCACAAACTCTTCATTCTTGCTCTTAGCATTTGAATGATGTGATGGATCACCAAATGCAGGGTTGTTTCTATACTCTGGTTTTTGTTTTTTCTTTTCGTCCTCTAACTGCTTCGCTTTCTTGTCAAGATAATCTTTCATGGCACCACCAGGCTTTCCTGTGCCTTTAGTAAGACCATATTTTGTTCCTTCTTTATAAATTGAAGAGTATGCTTCAGATAAATTCTTGTCCATTTTCAACGGATACAGTATAGCTATCATAACGTATTTATTATATCAATAAATAGAAGACAGGGACTCTATAATTTTTAGCTAAATGGCTCGTCAGGGAATATTTACTGGATTCACACCGAACGATGGACTGGGAGATTCCCTAGCCTTAGGTGCTAGTAAGGTCAATGCAAACTTTTCGGAAATATATACTACCTTTGGTGACGGAACAAACCTTAGTGCCAATGCAGGGAGTGCTGGTACATGGACTAAGGCAGGGAACTCAGGAATATACACAAGTAAGAACGTAGGTATAGGCACAACTGATCCTAGTGCAGCTTTATTTGTATCAGGTAACGTTCAATTAACAGGTATTACAACTGGAACATTCGTTGGAGATGGTTCTGGTCTAACTGGTGTGACTGCAACAGGTTCTGGTGTTGTCATTAAAGATAGTGGTGTACTAGTTGGTGTTGCACAAAGTCTTAACTTCGATAACAACTTAGATGTTACACAAGTATTTGGTGGTAATGTCACAGTTTCTGCTGCTGACACGGTAGGATTTGCATTTACATCTGGATTCTCCACCACATCTGCGTATGCAGACTCTTCTGGAATCGCTACTAGATCAGCAACAACTGGATTCGCTGACACAGCAACCTTGGCCATCAGTGCAAACTTTGCCACAGTCGCTGGTATTGTAACATACGCATCAGCATCTGGAGTTTCAACTAACTCAGGAGTAGCCGAGTATGCAAAGGTAGCTGGTGTCGCAACATACACTGGTAACACAGGGTTTGCAACCATGGCTGGTTATGCACACACAGCTGGTGTATCAACAGTCGCACAGAATTTAACAGGAACTCCATCAATACTTGTCGATAATATCAACGGTACTGGAATTGTAACCTTCCCAGGCCAAGGCAGTAAGATGCGTTTCGACTTTGACGCAACAGGTGACTTACCGACTGCTACAAGTTGGAGAGGTATGTTTGCATGGGCAAACAATACTAAGACTGCATATGTTTCCAGTGGTCATACAATGGGTGGTTACAATGGTTGGAGACAGATACTTCATCAAGACATGTATGGCAACTACTTTACTGTAGGTGTCGTAACTGCATCTAAGTTTGCTGGTGATGGTTCTGAACTTACTAACTTACCATCAACAGATAGTATATGGAGATCAAATACAACTGGTATTCACACGTTGACCAGTGTTGGTATTGGTACTACCAACAATGAAGGATACAAACTCAAGGTTGTAGGTAATATGAGACTTGCTGGTCGTTTAGACGGCACTGCAACAGGTAATATTCTACCCCACTTATGGAATAATTATAGTGATCTACCATCAGCGGGAGTAAATCATGGTCAATTTGCACACGTTAATGAATTTGATAAGGCATACTATGGTCATAAGGAAGAGATAACAGTTCAAGTTGCAGTCGGCACAGACACTGTGGGCGGTCAAGCAACAGGTGTATTCTACTTTAATGGTGTAGAAAAACCAGATCAATTCCCCATAACAAGAGGAGCGACTTATCTGTTTGATCAGAATGATGCTTCAAATGCCAACTATAATAGTCAGGCTCACCCACTCATGTTCAGTCTAACTGAAGATGGAGACTTGGTGCCAGGTGGAGCTCACTATGATCCTACCACTACAGTTTATAGACTAGATGGTGTCGAAAAAACCATGGCAGAGTATACCAGTGGTTTTTCTACTGCTACTACTAAGACTGTACACTTTACACCTCCAGCTGATGCACCTAACACACTTTGGTATTGGTGTCACTTCCACACAGGTCAAGGAAATAGATTAGCACTCAATAATAATGCTTTAGGTTGGAGGGAACTTGTTAATAAAAATGCTGATACTACTGTAGGAACAGGAACTGAGAACTATAATATTGGTGTTGTAACTGCAACATCATTCGCTGGTGATGGATCTGGTATAACTGGAATCGCAGTCACATATACAGCGGTAGCTGGAGTCGCAACTCTGGCAGAGGGGTTAACTGGAATTCCTAGTTTGAATGTTGGTGTTGTAACTGCTCAAAGTTTCATTGGTGATGGTTCTGGAATAACTGGTGTTACTGCCTCTGGTACTGGTATCATAATCAGAGACGATGGCACACTTGTAGGAACCATTGGTACTATCAACTTTGGTACAAATCTATCCGTATCTGCTGCATCTGCTGGTGTTGTAACAGTCACCGCATCAGGTGGTGGTGGAGGTGGTGGTATCGCTGGTATGGTATATCAAGAAGAAGGATCTACCGTTGGTACTGCACAAACAGTTAACTTTATCGGATCTGCATGTACAGTAACATATGGTGGTGGAGTTGCAACTGTTAACTTGGCAGGAGCAGTTCCTTTCACAGGCCCTGCAGCAAATATAACTGCACTTGATATCACACAGTATGAGACTGCATATGGTTGGGGCAACCATGCAAGTGCTGGATATCTAACAAATATTAATAGTCAAAACTTAGGTGATCTATCTAATGTTTCTAGTGCAGGCCCAAGTGTTAACAATGTACTAACATGGAGTGGATCACAATGGGCACCATCTGCACCTACAGGTGGTTCTTCTGGTGTCATCATCAAAGAAGAGGGAACTAATGTTGCATCAGGTGTAACATCAATCAACTTTGTTGGATCTGGTGTGACTGCAACGGCATCTGGAACTGATGCAACTATCACGATCACTGCAACAGGTGGTGGAGGAGGAGTTTCGACCACTGGATTCGGAACATTCACTGCATCTGCTGGTGTTGAACAACAAATAGACTCATTCCCAATCGCTAGTTACTCAAGTGCAGAGTATACATTTATGATTGGCATAGGAACATACAGACAATCACAAAAAGTTCTCGTAATGCACGATGGTGCTACAGCATACTCACAAGAATATGCTATCATGTTCTCCCCAGAACAACAGGTATCCATCGCTGCAACAGTAAGTAGTACTAACGTCTTAGTTAAGTTTACACCTGAAGCTGGAATATCTGGACTAACAACATACAGATTCGTTAAGACCTTAATTCAAGGACTATGATTAATACTAGTACGGACACTCTTGATAGGACAGGGTTAGCTGTCAAACCAACTGGAGCTGACGACAAGAAAGCATACTCTATCAAATGTTATACCAAAGATGATTGGGTATTCATTCATGAAGAACTAGAAAAGGATGGTTCACTGGAAGATAATATCCCAGATCCATCAATAGTATGTTCTGACAAGAAGGAACATAGTGATACAAGATCAACGTACATGTTGACTGATGCGGAAGCAGAAGATCTAAGAAAACATGAGAAAGTACAGTGGATTTGTATTGACTATGACGTTTACCCAGGCAATTATCACCCAGATCCTAAAGATATAACCACTGGTGTAAGGAGGTTTGGTAGATTCAATAAGACAGTATCCAACTACAGAGCATGGAATACTGCACCATCCACACCACCTACATCTCAGGCTGGTATAGGTGCATCAGATAAGAATAGAACTGGATATCAGATACTAAGACACACACAAAAAGAAAATCCTTGGGATGCAACATCCACTGGACTGACTGGATCTGATCATATTATTTTTGAACAAGAACCAAAACAATTAGGTGACGGAACTGGCGTAGATGCAATCGTATCTGATGATGGTTTCTGGATCGGACACCCAGAGTTCGTACATACTGATGATGATCCTGTAGGATATTCAACAGGAAACGCATTGACATGGAGTGGTATATCTACAACGCCAGGCACATGTGGTGTTCTAGATGTGGTTCTTGATGGGCCATACTATATTGATCCAGACTGGTTCAATGCAGATCCAGGCAATAGATTGACTCAACGTTGGGATGGTACAACAGTTCCAGTGGATTCTGTTGCAAGAGCATGGTGGTCTGATGCGAGTCAAAGATCAGTGGGATTCTCTACTATAGGAACCACAAGTGGTATTAGTGGTTCATATACAAGAGAAAATTGCAATGGTACTAACACTGCAAAACCACAAAACGGATCTTATCACGGAACTCAATGTGCTGGTCAGGTATTTGGTAAGAACTATGGATCAGCATACAATGCCAATAAATGGGTAATCAATGGCATCGGTAGTTATAATGCTGGAATCAATGGTAGTCAGTTTGATGTACAGAAACTATTTCACTTGTATAAACCAAACTATGATAGACACTCTGCGATAACTGGTACAGAAAACGATACTAAAAACCCAACGACATCAAGTAATAGTTGGGGATATAGGACTAGTCTTATTCACACCTCTGGAGCATACTATTGGTATAGACCATCAGCTATAGACGGATCAGTAACTGGTGTATCGTATGGTGGTACTGCTGGTGAACCAGCTTTCTTTGATCTACTAGGTGCATATGGTGATAGTAGTAGATGTAAAGGTGAGATGGTAGATAGTTCTGTCACCTCAGCTGGTGATGAGTTGGCTGAGGCGGGAGTCATATTTATTGCTGCTGCTGGAAATAGTAATCAAACTCAAGTCGCTCCTGGCGGTCTTGATTTTAATAACTATTGGTCTACATCTTCTCAAGGTGATAGTGTCTCCTTAGAATCTGCAACTCATCTTGAATTTGGATTGACTTGTTACAACACTATCAACAGAAGAGGATGGCCACAGTCACTAGGTAAGACTACATCTGGAATATCTACTGCTGGAACTGAGTATGCTTGCATCAATATTGGTGCATTAGATGACGCAATAATTAGTAGCGGATTGGGTGGTAATACCACAGACTATAAAGAAAAGAAAGTCAGTTATAGTGACATGGGAACAAGTATTGACTGCTTTGGTGCTGCTGATGACACCCTCACAGCAGACGGTAGAGATTCAAACTTAACATACCCTCACCCAGAAACATATACTGGACTAACACTTGTCCCTTATGATGTTGACTTTGGTGGCACCAGCTCCGCATGTCCTACATGTGCTGGATGGATTACTACTAAATTACAATATAATAGAGATTGGACTTGGAGAGATGTGAAAAACTGGTTAAAGAATAACTGTGGAACTCAGTCTCCTGACAGATTTTATTATGGTGATAACATTACATCTTTTACTGCAACAACACAGGCATGGGAAGATATGTATTCCGTCCAAATGTATGGTCAAGGTCCTGTTGTAATATGGGATGCTCCCACTGGTTCACCCTCTGAACCTAAAAAACCTGAGATCAGAATCACAAACTCACCTAACCTAAAGTTTAGTGGTGGAGTTGAGATAAAGTTCTCCTAATAAATACTAAAAAAGACTAGCGCAATGGCAGAAAAATCGTTCGGTGTAAAGGATCTTAATATAGTTGGAGCAACTGGCGACCCAACTATAGAGAGTAATGGCGATCTAAATTTAAAGGCTGGTCAAGTTGCAATCCAGACCAATACAGCAGTCACAGGAGTAATTACTGCAACAAAGTTTAGTGGTGATGGATCTTTACTAACAGGAATCACTGCTTCTGGAAGTGGTATTATCGTTAAAGATGGCGGTGGTTTAGTAGGAACTGCTGGAACAATAGATTTCGGAACTAACTTAACTGTAACTGCACTATCAGGTGGATCTGTAACTGTAAACGCAGCTGCAAGTGATAGTGGAATTCAAGTTCAAGATGAAGGCACTGGATTAGGAACTGCAACCACACTTAACTTTGTTGGTGATGGAGTGGTTGCATCTGGTGGTGCAGCAACTAAAACAATTACTATTGCTGGTGCAAGTACACCACAAAACCTAACATTAGCAACTCTAGATGTTTCTGGAATTACAACCTCTGGTAGTTTTGTTACTGATCTTATTCCTGGCAATGGAACTGGTAGAGGATTCTGTACCAGATATTATATTACTGCAAACGGTTCTTCTTCATACAGTATGGCAGGGCCTGGACAAAGAAACACTGTGGGAAATCCTACTCTTTATTTGATGAGAGGTTTCTCATATATGTTTGAGAACTCAACAGGTGGTTCACATCCATTCCGTATTCAATTTACAAACACAACTACAGGCGTAGGAACATATGTCAGTGGATCTCAAACAGGAGTACAGATATTTACAATACCACATGATGCACCAGCAAGTTATGAGTATCAATGCACTGTACCAGGCCACGCTGGTATGAAAGGAAGTTTCATTATCCCTAGTTAATATTATGCCATTATCATTTGGAATTGGAAAATCAAGAGGAACTGTCTTTGACCCTGCTATATTTTACTGCGATATATTACAGTTCTATTGGAACTGGACTGACGGAAAGGACTTTGACCTCAGAGCAGAATTTATCAGACCAACACAATTAGCTGGACAAGTAGTGGGAACTGATAAGTTACCACAGATAACTGATGGTGGTGGTTCTGTAACATATATGAAGTGGGGAGGCGACAATCAAACAGATACAGTAGGGTATGAAGGAATATACATTGATGTAAATGCAATCAAATCAGTGCCTGGTGGTATAGCAGAGAATATTATTGAACTGGACTTACGAGGGACTTGGTATGCAGAAGTCGGACAGAATCCAGTAGTTATAAACGCTAGTGGATATCAAGGTGGAACTATGACACTAGAAAGAGATACTATTGGTGCTTCTGGGTATGGATTTATCAACACTGGTTACGCACAATCGTTCACAGACTACAAAGAAAGTGCTGGAACTGTGGTGACATCAACAGACAGAGAATTTACAGGTCAAAGACTAGCTCGTGCAATCATAGATTTAAACACATTTCAGATAACTTTTGTTGCAAATTAAATAAGTATAAATACGGCTAGAAAAATAGTGGGAAATCACATGAAAAGATTTTTACCTATAATTATGCTTTTGATGGCGGCTCCCATGTCAGCTAGGGCCGACTTGATTCACAGATTGACTACGAGTACACAACTCAGCGTGGACGGGGCAGCGACTCAGGCTACAAGAATTGGCTCATCTTATAGTGTAAGTGGTAACAATATTACCGCTGGTACTATGGGTGGACTCACCAAAGCATCTGGTGACAACGCAGCAACAGCAGCTGCAACACAAACTCAAGGTGCATACTCAGTTACCACTGCTGGCAGTGCCTTCAGCCTTACTGAATCATTCACTATGGGCGATGCTGTTGCACCAATCGGATCTGGCGTTGACGTAGGATCAGGTATTGTTGCTGACATGCCTGCATTTGGTAGTGTAACTACTCAAAGTGGCGGTGTGGCAGGAAGTCTTGCTGGTACAATCACTTCAGCGGGCGTTATGACACTAACAGCTGGCGGGGCGGGCACCTCAGCTACTGGCCAATTTGTGTCAGAAATAAGCGTGAATTAGCGTGATATATAATAATGAAGAAACTTGTCGCTACAGCAGCACTGTTTTCGCTGGCTAGTCCAGTGATGGCAGTGCCCGTGGTGCCAAACTTCCAACAGGGCTCTATGACCTCCAGAACGGAAACTCAATCCACCGTGACGGAGACCATAAATTCAATTGATATGAGGACAGGATGGGAATACTCAGTGACGGGCACAAACGTTTCCAACAATGGAGAGGCTTTGAACCCACCAGTGAATACATCAACAGTAAACGTAACACCAAGCAGTTCAAGTGGAGCAGCGGGAGGAGCAGTCGTAACAGGAACGGTAACAAGTTCGTTCGATTCCTTAGACTTTTCAAGCCCAACGAACTTCACGATAACAAATCCAGGCCAAGCGTTCCAATTCACTCAGAGCTATCAAGGGCCAGGCATGACCAACCAGACCATAATCCAGAGGACCACCACTATCCAAAGCGTCACCGACACAACTTCAACGTTTACCCAATAAGCTTATGTCTTCTATCCAACCTTGCGATTGCCCCTGCCACACTGGCGGAGAATGTAGGGGGTGTGAGTGCAACAGCCAATCCAATAGCAAATAGCTCGGGCAGTGTTACCAATCAAGCTATACAAGTTTTACAGGGACCGTATATAACTAATACTTATGGTAATGGTGTGCAATGTCAAGGATCTACATTGAACTTCACGCCTTATATTCAGTTTGCAGATTCCAGAAAAGATCCTTGGGTGGACAGTTATTTGGAACCCCAGTACGACATGACTGACTTCACTGGTCGTATAACACAACAAACTATTACAGTAAAAAACTATCCTTGGGAGTCATGGTATGACACAAGGACTAAGGCAGATGGAACTAGATGGTTCCCAGACGGCGAAGATATGGAGATTACAGTAGATGTAGATGGACCTGATGGCAGACCAGATAATCCTGGCTCTGTTTTATGGAACAAACCTGTTCGTACTGATATGACAGCAAACCAATCATTGAATATTGGTTTATCTGCTACACTTTCTATTCCTATGAATAAGAAGTTACAGAAGCAATGTATGGAGGCAGCACAACTACAGAATAATATGCAAGGTCAATTGATTGCTAATAAGAGATTAGACTTTGAACTTGCTAGACTCAAGAACTGTGGTGAATTAATCAAAGCTGGCATCATGTTCCATCCTAAATCACCATACTATTCTGTATGTGCTGACGTAGTAGTTACAAATCCTGGCGGACAGTTGTTGCCGCACGAACATGTAATACCACAACCTGAGTGGGACAAACCAAAAAACGTTAGCACAGACGCTAGTGTTCTAAAAGAAATATCTATCCCTTAATGTACAAACCACCTTATTGGTTTTATGATAACATTAAGGTTTCTGATAACTCTATAGAAAAACTAAGAGAAAACTTATCAGAAGTTGAACTGATTGATAATCATAAGACAACATTCCACATGGAGAATCAGGAGATATATCCTACTTCTTTTATCAATGAACAATATAATATGATTGTAGAAGGCATTGTAAAAAGTGTTGGTATGTTTCATAAGTCAACATACACATACAAATTTTGGTCACAGTATTATGAGAAGGGTGATTACATTGCAGAACATAATCATACTCCCTCTGACATATCTTGGGTTCATTTTCTAGATGTGCCTAAGAAAAAATGTTTTCGTTTCACTGACACCACAGGAAACACATTAGTTCCCGATGAACAGAATAGTGGAGATATAATTTGTTTCCCATCTTGGGTATGGCATGAAACAATCCCAACTGATGATGCACGTTTAATTGTCTCTGGTAATATAAACTTTACTTTTTACGCTTAATAGGAGGTAATCCTCTCTTTGCACGATACTCATTTGCTATGATGTCGTTGCGAGATAGTTTTGCCTCTTTTTTACCGAGTTTTTGTTGTAGAGTCTTCCATAATTTTGTAATTATAGGTTTAAAAACTCTTAGTAATAATGGTGTTGCAGCTGCACCAGCCGTAGCCACAACTGCGATTGCGACTGTGGTGGTGGTCTGATTTACAGAAGGCAGAAATTTCTCAACAGCAGTAGTGGGTTCATATAATGTCTCACAAATATTCACTTTAGGGTTGTTCGGATCAGGTATCAACTGATGGCCAACCACTCTCTCGTCACCAGCCTGAGTTATGTCACCAACTCTTAGGTTTGCAGGGCCTGGACAAGGAACTTCTTTCTCTTCATTTGGAGTTTTAGGTGGTGTTGTATCTGCCTCAGGAGGACCTAAAGGTTCACCTGTGTCTAGACCACTAATCTGTTCTTCTGGTTCCCCATAAACAGTCTGCCAAGTAAGCTCGTTAGCACGATAATCGGGTGGTTCATAATATGGCATACCACCATCACACAAAACAACATTCTGATTAGGGTCATCATTTACGAGGGTACTACTTTTATTCTGGGGATCCCTTGCATTTTCTTTGTGTACCTTAACACATCCTGGCATCTCTACAACAGGAACTCCTATGTTTACTGTGACAGGAGGAGTCCAAGGGATTGCCTGTGGAGGAGTTCTCATCCAAGGTCTGTTTATAGTTACAATATTAACATCTCTAATATTAAGGGGATGGATGTATTGCAGTCCACCATTAATAGTATAGATGTTTGGGATATTATTTGTCGGCATTTGGAACTATCAACCTCAAACCTTTGACAGGGCCAGAAGTTGTTGGCCATGCCTCTTCCAAAGCGGAACGTACCTCTTCTCTAACTACTGTTCTTATTTGTTCTAGTTGTACTTCTTGTCTTTTTGCAGGGCCATCTGTGAGATTATCAACAACGGCACCACCACCTACTATCGCACCAGTTCCAACAACTGCTGCTGCACTTCCATAGGTAGCCATTTTTTGTAAGTCCATCATTCATCATCCTTGTATCTTTCAAGTTCGTTTTGATAGTGTTGCCATGTAGCACCACTGGTGGAACCTAGACAGGGGTTAATGCAATCGGGATCTTCAATCACGTTACAAACCAACCCTGCTAAGTCATGAGGGCAGGCTTCTTTTCCTGATTCACGCCAATATAATTGACCATCAATCCAAGTAGCACCACACTCATTACATACCTTAAGCATTAACCTAATGGAGGTAATCCTACTGAAGTTGGTGGTGTAGGTGTTGGGTCAGAAGGTGATGGTAAACCTAGACCACCTCCAGTTAAACCTTCAAGAGCTCCAGTGCCAGCTCCTTCACCAAGTATTCCACTCATTCCGCCTGGCATAACAGATTCCATTATCTTGCCTTTAATGTTTTCGATGATTGCATCCTTGCGTATGAATACATAACCAACAGTACCCACGACGGCGAGAGATATAACACCACTAGTAATAGCGATTCCATTTACGATTTTTTGTAACATGATTATTTTTGATCAGGGACAATTTTCACAGGAGCCTGTTCAATACGAACTACCTGTGCAGGGGCAGTTTGAGATGCCTTTTCAATGAGGATCTCCATATCTTTTTTAGATATGTTTGCACCACCACTAGATCCACCATTACTCTTACTCTT